CGCGGGTTCTGGCAACAGCGCTCAAATGCGAATCGTAAACCTCGGGCCTTACGCAGACAATGCGTGGGGAGATGACTATGTCATCGTTCGTGCAACCATCGCCGAGTACCAGTTCGCTGGTGCGGCAGGCACAGCAATCTAAGGAGGAGTAGACCATGGCCGCTCCAATGCGCAGTACGGACTTTAGAAGTATCGTTGAACCAATTTTGAACGAATGCTTCGATGGAGTCTATGACCAACGTACCGACGAATGGTCACGAGTTTTTCGTGAACAAGAAGGTATTCCCCGTAACTACCACGAAGAGCCAGTCCTTTATGGATTTGGCGCCGCACCCCAGTTGCCTGACGGTACTCCTGTCAGCTACCAACAGGGTGGCGTGTTGTTCTTACAACGCTATGTATACAACGTCTATGGCCTAGCCTTTGCGTTGACCAAGGTGTTAGTTGAGGACGGCGACCATATCCGTATAGGTCAGGTTTATGCGCGTCACTTGGCTCAGTCTTTGATTGAGACTAAAGAGACATTATGTGCAAACATCTTGAATCGTGGATTCAACTCCAGCTACCCCGGTGGTGACGGCGTGTCTTTAATTAACACTGCCCATCCTATCGTAAACGGAACTTTCAGCAACCAGTTGGCCACAGCGGCTAACCTGTCCCAGACTTCTTTGGAACAGATGTTGATTCAAATCCGCCAAGCTGTAGACAACAACGGTAAGAAGATTCGTCTAGTGCCATGCCAATTAGTTGTGGCTCCGGGCAACGTCTTCCAAGCTGAAGTTTTGTTGAAGAGTGTCTTGCGCGCTGGTACAGCAAACAACGACCTAAACCCTGTCAAGTCTATTGGCTTGTTGGATGAAGGCGCTGCTGTTATCAGTCGTTTGACTAGCGCCACAGCATTCTTTGTGCAAACTGATGCACCTGAGGGCATGAAGCTCTTGATGCGTCGTAAGCTAGAGAAGACTATGGAAGGTGACTTCGAAACTGACTCTATGCGCTACAAGGCTACCGAGCGTTACATCCCCGGATTTACTGATCCGCGTGCAATGTACGGTACACCCGGCGTTTAAAGTAACAGGGGCTGGTGTAAAAGCCAGCCCTTTTTTGTTAATCTGATCAAACTTTTCAAGGAGAAGATCAAATGCCTCAATATTCAGACGACCTATTTTTAGGTTCAGCCGAAACCGCTATGGGTACGGGACTGCGCCCTAACACTTCAACTTTTACTGGCTCAATGTCTGGTACGACGTTGACCGTAACTGCTTTATTGACCGGTTCACCAATTCTGGTTGGTATGTACGTTGACGGTACAAGCGTAACCGACGGTACTTACATTACTGCTAATGGTACTGGTTCTGGCGGTACAGGTACTTACACAATCAATCAATCAGTAACCGCTTCAAGCACTACCATGGTTGCAAACGGCAATATTCCGCTTGGTGACCCATCCCCAATGTCCGTTGGTGTTGGCCCACTTGGTCGCATCTACGTTTGGGACATTGTTCCTCAAGCCGCTGTTGCTAACAACATAGCCGCGTCGCAAACTGCCGCTGGTGCAGGTGCTATTACTTTAACTGCTGGAACTTCAGTAAGGTCTGTTACTACTGCTGGCGGTGTAACTGTGCTGCAACTTGACTGTCCTCGTGCTGTCAAGGTTAACTGCTCTACAACTGCTCGAGCTTTCACTGTTAGTGGTTACGACTACTACGGTCAAGCAATGAGTGAGGTCATTACCGTGTCTGTAGCTGGTACTGCTGTGACTGGTTTGAAGGCTTTCTATCAAATCACTGGAGTTACTATTGCTGGCTCTGCAACGGTTGTTTTAGTTGGCACAAGCGATGTTCTAGGTTTGCCAGTTCGCGTGTTTAATGTTTCATATGTTGCTAGTGTTAAGAGCAATAACACATTAGCGCAAGATGCTGGTACGTTTGTAGCCGCAGATACTGCGACTGCCACAACTACTACTGGTGACGTTCGCGGTACATACACCCCTGCCACTGCATCGAACGGTATCGTTCGTACAACAATGGGAATTTTGTTGCCTGCCATCGCTGTTGGCCCTAACGCTACTCGCGTTGGCGCTCTCGGCGTAACTCAAGCCTAAAGGAGAGTAGTCATGGGTCAATTTAAACCAATGGTCAAGATGATGACCACAGAGCCTTCAGTAGAACTGAAGCTTAAAAAAGGTGGTAAGGTAGCCAAGAAGGCCGATGGTGGCATGATGGGCGCTCCTGCACCTATGGGTGCTATGCCTCCTGCAATGCCTGCCAAGGGCGGTATGCTTGGTGGTGCTGCACCGATGAAGCCTTCATTGGCTATGCGTCGTCGTGCTATGAAAGGCTTACCTTCTGGAGCTGGTCCTGCCGGCCCAGTTGGCGGAGCTGCTCAAATGCAACCTCCTGCCCCAATGGGTATGCCTGCCATGAAAAAAGGCGGCAAGATGGCTGAAGGCGGAAAAATGGACAAGTCGCAAGACAAGGCCATGATCAAGAAAGCCTTTAAACAACATGACATGCAAGAGCACAAAGGCGGCAAAGGTACTTCGCTCAAGTTAAAACATGGTGGAAAAATGGCTACTGGCGGTGTTGTTAACGGCCAAGGTGGTTACAAAAAGGGCGGTGCTATTGCTAAAGACGGCATTATCAATACTGAAGGCCAAGGCGGAGAGTACCGCAACACGAAGATGGACACAGCAAAACCTAATCATTCACCTGCCAAAACTGGTGGCGTGAAGTTAGGTAATGGCGGTGGTTATGCTACTGGTGGTGTTGCAAAGGCTAATGGTGGCGGCTACAAAAAAGGCGGCAAGATTAAAGGCATGATGGACGGCGGCATGGCTGGTAATGGCATGATGGACAATGGTATGCCTCCTAATGCTGCTTACAAAAAAGGTGGTGCCACAAAAAAAGCCTACGCGGCGGGGGGGACTGTTGATTCAGGTCGTCCTGTCGCGATGCCACAAGGTAATAAGCCCCCTTCTAAACCTGTAGAAATCAACGAACTTTCTGGTACCTACAAAAAAGGTGGCATGGTAGCGCCCGGCAATCGCAAATTGCAGGCAGTCTCTACTAAAGAGAACACTCCTGCAATGCGCGCAGCAAAAGCGATGAGCAATGAGAAATATGGCTCAAGTGGTATGTTTAAGCTGAAGCGAGGCGGTAGAGCTTGTTAAAAACAAGTGGGGGGTTCGCCCCCTGCTTTTAATTGGAGAGATTTATGACTATTACGGCCACATCGCAAACATTATTTGATGGCGAAAGAGTCGCTATTATGAAGTTTTATGCATCCATGAGTACGACCGAGAATGAGTCTGCCGTTGCTAAAGTAACTCCTTCTGCACTTACTCCTTCAGCGGCTGGTGGCGCTTGTGATGCTGTGACCATTTTAAAATGCACGGCTATGACGCATGGTTTAGTAGTGCAAATGAATTGGAAAGCAACTACGCCAGTAGTTATTGAAATAATTCCGCCAAATACCAATTATACGCAAGATTATTCTCAATTTGGTGGATTATGGAATAACGCTGGTACTGGTAAAGATGGCGTTATTACTTTTACTACTTTAGATGGATCTGCGGGTGATGCATACACGGTTATTCTAGAAATGCAAAAACATTACGTTAATCCATTAGGTTAAAATTATGCCAAGCAAATCACCAGCGCAACACAAACTAATGGCGGCAGTTGCTCATAATCCTGATTTTGCTAAGAAGGTTGGCATCTCTCAAAAGGTCGGTAAAGAATTTACTAAGGCTGATGAGGCAAAAAAAATGAAAGGCGGCGGCTTGTATGACAATATCAATGCAAAGCGTGAAAGAATTTCTGAGGGCTCAGGCGAAAAAATGCGTCGAGCTGGTAGTGAGGGTGCTCCAACGGCTAAAGACTTTAAGCAAGCAGCTAAGACCGCGAAAGTAACATGACCAAAAAAACCGTCAATCTTGCAGTCGGTCGTGGTGAAAAACTGTCTGTTGATCAGGGTGCAGGACTTACAAAAAAAGGCCGCGAGAAGTACAATAGAGAAACAGGGTCCCACTTAAAGGCACCGCAGCCTAAAGGTGGATCAAGACGCGATTCGTTCTGCGCTCGTATGGGTCCAGTTGCTGAAAAAAGCGATACTGGTAGCCGTTCTAGAGCCTCAATGAAACGCTGGAACTGTCCGGGGTGGTGAGATGGCATATTCAGGTTCAGTAGGCACGACCGTAACGACGGTTCAAACGCTAATAGATCATGGCGCACGTCGCTGTGGGAAGTTGGCCGAGGAGTTGACTTCGGAGCAAGTCTTGAGCGCTCGCGAGTCACTATTTTTTCTACTTTCAAACCTCATCAATATTGGTATTCAGTACTGGGCTATTAATAAAAAAGTCTATGGATTTACTGCTGACAAGGCAACATACTTGTTACCCCTTGGTGGTAATGATGTTTTAAATGCTTTATATCGTTGGATGAATCGACCAGAGGGATCTTATACAACTTCCGCTGGTGGTGCATTAGGCAACGTGTACGATCAAGATGTAGAGACAATTTGCACACAAACTTCGGCAAATGGAAATATTTCAGTCAATTATGGACCATCAAGCCCAATTTTTATTGGATCGATTGGATTCTTGCCTGCCGCCTCTGGTACTTGGTCAATCATTTATGAGTACTCTTTGGATAATAGTACTTGGCAGACTTTAGTAGACCTTGGGACGATTACTGTAGTCAACAATGAATGGGTTTGGACTGATATTGCAAACGGCCAGACAGTGCCGTATTACAGAATTCGTGCTTAT